CAGCACCACCGCCACCAATAGATGATAGTTGAACTTGTATTCTATTAATAAACAGTCTGTAGTGATCCTGTAACTGTTTTAAGGTCACATAGTTTTGATCCAATGAAGTAAGTGGATCATCAGTTTTAGTGTTAGGACTTCCTGGAGTGATGGGAGTGTCTTCAGTCAGGAGTGCCTTTTCACTAAACTTAGAAAGAACATCTTCAATGTGATTTACTTTTTCAATGAGAGCCTTATTCTTCTTCTCAATAGAATCAATATGAAGTTTACTAATTACATCCTGAACTTCTTCCTTGATGTTTTCAATGTGCTCATTCTGTTTCTTGATATGAACTTCATTAGTGTTTAAATTAATTTCAAGATCTTTAATCTGCTCAACTAAACCCTCTTCAAATTTATTGACTTCTTCCTTTAATCTATCATGATATACAGAAGTGCTGATGTCAAGGTTAGCTTGAAGTTCAAGAACATCCTGAACCGTTGTCTCTTCAATTTTTTCAAGTTTTTCTGCAAAATTTTCTAATCGACCAGAAAATGCTTTTAGTTTCTTATCTTCTGTTACTTCTCTTTTCTTAGAATCCTTACACAATCTTGCATAAGATTCAAAGATTTCTCCAGTTTGATTCTTTGATTCCTGAACCGTTGTTTGGACTTTTTCTAGAAGAGAATCAATATCAGTTTCTTTGAGATTATTAACTTTATAGAGATTTTCAATTTGCTCCGTTAGACCACTAACCTTCTTCAGGACAGATTTTTCTAATTCTTTGACTTCCTCTTCTGATTTTAACTTAGATTCTACCAGCATTTTGCTGTACTTTGGAATCTCTGTATCAGTAAATTCTTTGACCGTGGTATTTAATTCCTCTAACCGTTCATGATATGTCTGGTTGATGAAGTTGATTTTTTCGTCAAAGATGCTCTGAGCCTCATTAAGTTTCTCTTCAGTTCTTAACTCAGTTTCAGCAAAAAACTTTTTATACTCTGGTAGATCCTCATTAACAAGATCTACCACAATTTCTGCAATATCACCAACTTCCTCTCTTATTGCAGACAGACTATCTTCATTGATAGTTTCCACATTTTTTATAATCTCTTTCAATTCACCATTAACATCAGAATTAAATTCTGTTAAAGAGGATTCTACTTCAGATTTTAAATTTAAAAATCTATTATCAATTCTAATCTCTGATTCTGAAATTAAATTTTTATATTTTGGTACTTCAACATCTAAGAATGAATTGACCATTTCGGACAAACCCGAAAAGTCATCACTAATTTTATTTACGATATCTTGATTAACTCCCGATATCTTGTTTTCAATTTTTGCAATCGCTTCTTCAACAAAAAAGAGATGTGCCATCATGGCATCATCTAAATCTTCTTTTTTGATCAGAGTTTGAATTTCTTTTTTTACTTCTCCAATTTCATTTGAAATAGTTTCTACTTTTTCAACATTACTTGCAAAACTTTCAAATGTTGAAGAAAAATCATTAAGTGATTGAATTCGATTGAGGTTAGATTTGAATACACTAAAAGCCTCTGAGATTTTCTCAATTTTTTCTGGTTTAGAAGAAGCTAATTCTTCCTTAACAGAATCTAGAGAACTCTTCTCTTCAGGTTTAACATAAAAATCGGAAGGCTTCTTTAATGCCACTTAATATTACCCCAGCTATAGTTATATTTATTTTTTCTCTGTGTCCTCATTTTGGGACTTGAGAAATTTAGATAGATCTGAAGTAGATCCAACAAAAAGCGCATTTGTCACATTAGTAGGGCCCTTTTTAGACTCCTCATTAACATCCTTCAGTTTTTTCTGAAGATCCATTAATTTATCAGTTGCATCTGCCACATTTTTAATTAATTGACCTGCAACTTCATATGCTCTGGGCATTTCACTTTCTTGTGCAAGTTCCAGAATACCATTAATTGCTTCTTGCCCCTTTTCAATTATACTATACAGATTTCCACGAGTATAGTCATAGTCTTTGTCAACATCATTTTTTTCTAATTTTAATTTTTTAGCAACTTCCATTGACTCTTTTTCAGCAGAAACAATTTCTGTCTCCACATTAAATGCTTCATCTAGACCATCATATTTTTTAGTCATAATTAAGAAATAGTTCCAGTAAATCCAAAGTCATCCCCAAATTCTATGAGATCACTATCCTCTGTGGCAGTATAATCAATTCCTTTAATTTCTGTACCTCTAACATGTGAGGTAACAGTTGTACCATCCTTTCCTCTTTCGACGGTAATTTTGTTTCCAGTAATTTTAGTAACAAACATTTCTTCTCCATCAATTTCAATATATTTTTTGAGAGTGATAGAAGATCCACTATCTACATTAAATGCTGTTGTAGATTCTTCGATATCTTCAGAAAGATTAGTAACAACATCCCCGGTGTAATCCTTAATAGCTCTGGGTTTGACGCTATATGTAAGATCTCTAACTGTGCTCTTACTATCTCCAGAATAGTAAGAAACAGATGCTCTCTTAACGATATCAGCGGTAGCAGAGGATACAGGGCCAAACAGATATGTTTTTGCAGTAAACCTTAATGTATACAAGAGAACTCTACGAGTTTTGTAATCTCCTTCATAGTCATCTTGCATTGTGATGTTTTCTAACACCACAGGAATATCTCTTTTTTCAGTAATAGATCCAACCAAATTTACTGTAAGGTTATATGCTGGTTGGAAGTAAGGTAAAATTTGTTCTACAATCTGAAGAGCATCATCATTTAATTTAGTCATGATGCTCAATTCAAATTGCATATTGTAAGGGACTGGCATATATGCTTTTTTAACACCAGTATCATTATCAGGATCTTTAACGGTAAATTGCTGTGTTGTAGTTACCTTTCTGGTTTGGTCATAAGTCAAACCAGTAAACTCAAATGACATACGAGGCAATGACATTGCCGTCGATTTATTCAAGTCAGGAGACTGCTCAAGTCTTGCTAAAAACTTTTGAATAGGACCATAAGCTAACGGAACTTTGATAATACTTGTGGTATTATCAGAAGAGTCCGTGTGCTTAATTTCAAGATCATTGAACAGAGTACCAAAAGAAATAATGGTTCTCCTCAAGATCTCGTTATAAAAATATTCAAACATTTTTAGATTCTTGTTACACTATATTTATGGAGTGCCAAAAGGATTGGCTTCACTAAAGTCTAAAATTTCATCTGCTTCAGTTTCAAACCCATCATTATCCTCATATCCAGTCTCTCCAGGACCATCATCAATCACTCTAATAATACTAGTTGCACTAGAGGAAGATCCTGTAATGGTCTCTCCTCTCAGGAATATTCCATCAACATCATAAACATCCAGTTCAACAGTCTCTGCATTCCATTTTCTTACCTTGGCGGTTGCCCCAGAAGTTCCACCAGTGATAGTTTCGTTGAATGAGAAGTTTCCAGAGGAAGAACTTCCAGGAACTGCGATAGAAATTGTTGGTGGTACTGTATATCCAGCACCTGCATTTGTTAAGTAAATTGCAGAAATGGTTCCTGCTGCGCTCACAACCGCTGTTGCAGCAGCAGAGACTGTAGATACTCCAGTAAAGGTGATTGTAGGCGCTGTAGTGTATCCTGAACCCCCTCCAGTAACGGTAACAATACCGACAGCACCAAAGTCCGTAAGCACAGATGTTCCTGCAGCACCTGTTCCCTTTCCATCAGTGTTATTAGTGAAAAACTCAATCTTAGGTGCAACTGTATATCCAGATCCTGGATTTACGAGTGGAGCACTTTGTACAACGAGTTGATTGCTATTTGGTTGTGCAGATCCTGTACAAACAACAATATTACCAAGCATGAATGCCGATGCGATACCAGTTACACCACCAGCTGGTGCAGAGGATATTGCAACTCTAGGTCTAGAAAGATATCCAGAACCTCTATTGGTGATATCAATGAATCTGACTGCACCATCTACAACAGTGGTTACTGCAGTTGCAGATGTTGCAGTTCCAACCAGTGTAAACTTCTGAAGACCAACACCTTGGAAGATGATGTCTCCATCTGCACCTTCTATTCCTTCAAGAGTATCATCAATTTCATCAACACCGGTATCGATGATTTCATCTTCAATGCGGAAGAGTTCGCATCTTAATTCATAAACATAATTTTTCTGTAACTGATAGAAAGGTCTTTCATGTTCAACATATTTAATTTCAAATAAACGATCTCCTAGTGGAAAATAAATTAAATCACCCTCTTTGGGGCGAGTAGAGAGTTTTACATTAGACTCATTTTTCATCAAAGGAGAGATATAATTTTCAAATCTTTCCTTTGAGATAATTAAGGTAATTTCGTTTGTTTGTTGTATTCCAAATTTTGAAAGTAATGTTGGATTATCTCCATATCCATCAAAAGATTCAACATAGGCTTCAATCGGATATGCATCGTCAAATTTAGACTCAATAACCTCTCTCATGAGAGTTTTTTCAGTCATGTATTTGCGAGGCATGTAGTGAACCTCTACACCATACATTCTGAGTTGTTCGTTAATTAAGTCTTGTACAAGACTTTGCTCACCTGATGAACCTTGTTGAAAAAATGGATTTAACATAATCCTTACCCAATCATATCAAGAGGTGGGAGTTCATATGTGTTAGACATTTGCTCTCTGATGATTTCAAGGTCTCTCATACCATCATCATAAATTTGTCTTCCATTTAACTCAGTACCACCTGGGAGTTTTACACCTTGGAATTTGATCAGATTTTGACCCCACTGCTTTTTAATAAGAGCAGTCAGATATCTTTTTAAAAATGAATCATTATAAACTCTAGAGTGATCCGCAGGATCTATTGTTCTGTAACAATCAAGGATTATGTAATCGTCTTTCTTAACACTACCCCAATCAATATCAAGATATAAGCGATCTTGTCTTTGATTAAATCTTATTTGCTTTTCTGTGCTCAATGCAAAATCAAGATCTTCCAAATATCTCTTAGTCATTGCATAACTAAGGATTTCTGTAGATCCTAATCCATAGATATCATTTAAAAATAATTGATATTTAACACTAAACATGTTGTTTGTTGTAGTGTTAGAACCATCAAAACGAAAAATTTTGTTTATACCAATAACTGCTGGAGGCACTTGAATATAATTATTGTTTTCAGTAAATGAAAAGGATGATGTACTACCTACACTGTGAGTGACCGTGGTTGTTGTAATTCCACTAACTCCTGATGCTCCAGGGCCTTTTCCTCTGTTTACATCATCTTCAGTGAGTTTATAGTGTAAAAAAGTTTGTATTACTCCA